GGGAGAGTATTATGCCTGTGGTGTAGGCTCTGCACTAGCTGGTCGCGGTGCTGATTTACTACTTGTAGACGACCCACACTCTGAGCAGGACGTGATTAACGGTAACTTCTCTGTGTTTGAGAAAGCCTACGAGTGGTATACATTCGGTGCGCGTACTCGCCTGATGCCGGGGGGCCGTGTGGCTATTATCCAGACACGGTGGCATATGGATGACCTGACAGGACGTGTTGTCAAGGACATGTCTCAGAATGAACGGTCTGACCAATATGAGGTAGTAGAGTTTCCGGCGGTACTAGAGATTGCTGACTCAGAGACTAAAGAGGTAGTAGAAAAACCTCTATGGCCTGAGTTCTTTGACTTAGAGGCGTTGATGCGTACTAAGGCATCTATGCCAGCATTTCAGTGGAACGCTCAGTATCAACAACAACCCACCGCTGAAGAGGCTGCGTTAGTAAAGCGTGAGTGGTGGAACCTATGGATGAGTGAAGAGCCTCCTTCATGCGAATACATCATAATGTCTCTTGATGCAGCGGCAGAAAAACACAACAGAGCCGACTATACCGCGTTAACTACGTGGGGGGTCTTCTATAATGAAGAAGAGAATGCGTATAATATAATACTATTGAACAGTATTAAAAAGAGAATGGAGTTTCCAGAGCTAAAAGAACTAGCGATGGAGGAGTATTCGGATTGGGAACCGGACTCGTTTATTGTAGAGAAGAAAAGTTCTGGTGTGGCCCTGTATCAAGAGATGCGTAGGATGGGCTTACCTGTATCAGAATACACTCCTCACAGAGGGTCAGGTGATAAACTAGCGCGGTTAAACTCCGTATCTGATATTGTAGCGTCTGGCCTGTGCTGGGTTCCTCAGACACGTTGGGCCGAAGAAGTGGTAGAAGAAATAGCAGGGTTTCCGTTTATGAGCAATGATGACTTGGTGGACTCCACCGTCATGGCTCTTATGCGGTTCCGACAGGGTGGGTTCATACGATTACCCACTGACGAGCCAGAAGAACAACGATACTTTAAACGGCGTAGCAGTGGGTATTACTAAGAGGCTAGATTATGGCAATTGAGAAAGGTATGTTCGCCGCCCCTGAAGGCATAGATGTCGAGCTAGAAGAAGACGAGCCAGTTGAAGGGCAATTGGAGATAGAGATAGTAAACCCTGAGATGGTCACTTTGGATGACGGCAGTGTAGAGATCGTCCTAATTCCCGATGCTGCTCCCACTGATATGCTCCCCTTTGACGTGAACTTAGCTGATCATTTAGACGAGTCTATACTAGCAGGACTATCTGATGACTTGGTAGGTCTAGTAGATTCTGACGTAGATAGTCGGAAAGAATGGGCAGACACCTATGTTAAGGGATTAGATGTACTTGGGTTCAAGTATGAAGAACGCACTACTCCTTGGGAGAATGCTTGTGGAGTTCATTCCACCGTCTTAGCCGAAGCTGCGATACGGTTCCAAGCAGAGACTATGAGTGAGACTTTTCCTGCGGCTGGCCCAGTGCGTGTAAAAGTGTTAGGGGACGAGACTAGAGAAAAGACAGAAGCGGCAGAGCGTGTCAAGGCTGATATGAACTACGAGCTTACAGAGGTGATGGTAGAGTACCGTCCCGAACATGAGCGTATGTTATATAGTCTAGGACTTGCAGGATCAGCGTTTAAGAAGGTTTACTTTGACCCTAACATAGGTAGACAAGTAGCCATGTATATCACCGCAGAGGACGTTATCGTCCCTTACGGAGCGTCTCACATAGAGACCGCAGAGCGTGTCACGCATATCATGCGTAAGACTAAGAACGAGATACGAAAGCTACAAGCTAGCGGGTTCTACCGCGATATAGACCTAGGAGAACCTACTCCTTACCACAGCGATATCGAAGAGAAGAAAGCTGAAGACGGTGGGTATTCTATTACTGATGATGATAGATATTCACTGTACGAAATACACGCTGACATCATCATAGAAGGTGTTGACGAAGACGACGATGGTATAGCTAAACCTTATATTATTACGTTAGACAGAGGAACCGGAGACGTATTAGCAATACGTCGTAACTGGAACCCCGATGACATGCTAATGCTCAAGCGACAGCATTTCGTGCATTATGTATATGTCCCCGGATTTGGTTTCTACGGTCTTGGACTGATACACATAATAGGGGGGTACGCTAGGGCAGGAACCTCGCTTATACGGCAACTGGTGGACGCTGGTACGCTCGCTAACCTCCCCGGAGGCTTAAAGTCTCGTGGGCTACGGATAAAAGGCGATGATGCTCCCATACAGCCGGGGGAGTTTAAGGATGTAGATGTACCGTCAGGCAGTATTCGTGACAACATAATGAATCTGCCTTATAAAGAGCCAAGTCAAACCTTACTAGCGTTACTCAATCAGATTACAACTGAAGGTCGGCGTTTGGGCGCTATCAGTGACATGAACATATCTGACATGTCAGCTAATGCCCCAGTAGGTACAACGTTAGCATTACTAGAAAGAACGCTGAAGCCTATGGCAGCAGTGCAAGCGCGTGTTCATTACGCTATGAAGCAAGAGTTTAAGATGCTCAAAGCTATCATGGCGGAGTATGCCCCTACAGATTACGCTTACCAACCCACGCGAGGGGCCGTTACCGCACGTCAGACTGACTATATGGCGGTAGACGTGATTCCTGTAAGTGATCCTAATAGCTCTACGATGGCTCAGAGGGTTGTGCAATATCAAGCAGTGTTGCAGATGGCGCAACAGGCTCCGCAGATATACGACCTACCGCAACTACACCGTCAGATGATTGAAGTACTAGGTATTAAGAATGCTGACAAACTCGTTCCTATAAAGGACGACGCAAAACCTACAGACCCACTAAGCGAGAATATGGATGCCTTAAACTTGAAGCCCATTAAAGCGTTTGTATACCAAGATCACGAAGCGCATATAGCGGCACACCAAGCGTTCTTACAAGATCCCATGATCGGGGGAATGTTGCAGCAGAATCCTCAAGCAAAACAGATGTTAGCTTCACTACAAGCACATATAGCAGAACATCTAGCATTTATGTACCGTAAGAAAATAGAAGAGCGTATCGGCGCTGACCTACCCGCACCTAATACGCAATTACCTGAAGATATAGAGGTAAGTCTATCTCGTTTGGTAAGTCAGGCCGCAGCAGAGCTAACGCAAAAAGGCAAGCAAGACCAAGCGCAAAAGCAAGCCGAGCAGAAAGCTCAAGATCCAATTGTACAAATGCAGCAAGCTGATCTACAGATCAAGCAAGAAGAAGTCAAGCGTAAGGTTGAGAAAGACAGACTTGATGCGGAGCTTCGGGCAGCAGAGATCAAGCGTAAGTCACGTAAAGATCAAGCCGATGCTGTACTTGGCGCAGAAGAAATAAAGATCGAGAAAGAAGAATTGCGGCTGTCCACAGAAAAAGAAGCTGTTAAGTTAGCGGCTGGTAGACGAGAAAGTAACAACAAGATAGACCTAGAACTGGCTAAATTAATGAAAGAACAAAAGGAATAACTTATGGCTAAAACCGTCTTTGACGTGCTAAGAGAAAAACTCGAAGACGATATGTCTTCAGCAAGTAATTTTCTAAGTAGTGGGGGAGCTAAAGACTTTGCCCAGTACAAAGAAATAACAGGAATGCTCCGAGGTCTCACTTCCTGTATGAACCACGTAAATGACCTCTCGCGCAATTACTTGGAAAACGATGATGACTGATTTAACCGCAGTTCCAAAGCAAGAAGAGATAACGGACGAAGAGATAGAAGCCCAACTACCTACTCCTGTGGGTTATAGGATATTAGTAGCCATGCCACAGGTAGAAGATACCTATGGTGACAGCGGCATTCTTAAATCTAGTAGAGAGGTACATCTAGATACAGTGATGTCTACTATTGGACTTGTATTGGACATGGGTGAACAAGCCTACACAGACGAAGGGCGGTTTCCTACTGGCCCGTGGTGTAAGCAAGGTGACTATGTAATGTTCCGTATGAACACAGGTACAAGGTTTAAAGTAGGTGGGGTTGAATATCGTTTAATGAACGATGATTCAATTGAAGCGGTTGTAGCCGATCCTCGTGGCGTTACACGAGTGTAAGGAGTAGAAAATGCCTTTTCAAAAAGTTGAATATGAATTTCCTGATGGTGACAATGACGACGGTAGCAAGCCTACTATAGATATAGAGCCTACGGATGCTATAGAAGTAGACATAACAGGTAAAAAACAAGCTCCCCCTAGAAAAAAAATCGAGGAGGAAGATGATGGACTTGAGATCGAAGTTGTCGATGATGTACCTAAAGCTGATCGTAACCGTAAGCCTTCTGAGCCTCCAACTGAGGTTACAGATGAAGAGTTGGAAGACTACTCTGAGAAAGTCCGTAACCGAATTAAGCACTTTAGTAAGGGCTACCATGATGAGAGACGGGCTAAGGAACAAGCCAACCGAGAACGGCAAGAACTAGAGAAGTATGCTAAAACTCTTGTCGAAGAGAATAACAAGTTAAAAGGTACAGTAGATAAAAACCAAGCAGCTTTAATCGAACAAGCAAAGAAAAACACCGCTGGTGAAATGCTTGTAGCTAAACGAGCGTATAAAGATGCTTATGAGTCGGGGGACGCGGATAAGTTAATTGAAGCCCAAGAAAAACTAACTGCGGCCAACTTGAAAGCGGACAAGTTAAAGAATTTTAACGCCCCCACTTTACAAGAAGATGAAACTGCTGTACAACAAGAACCTACAAGTACCGTCTCAGAAACTAGTCACTCTGTTGACCAGAGAGCCTCAGAATGGGCGCAAGCTAACCCTTGGTTTGGGCCTAGTAATCCTGAAATGACTGGGTATGCTATGGGACTGCACCAGAAACTTGTTGAGTCGGAGGGTGTAGACCCTTCTAGTGATGAATACTACGAGAGAATAGATTCTCGTATGCGTGAATTGTTCCCAGAGCAGTTCGATGAGGAAGTAAAACCTAAACGACGATCTAATGTTGTCGCGCCCGCTACAAGAAGTACGTCATCTAAAAAAGTGACGTTAAAAAAATCTGAGGTGGCTATTGCTAAGAGATTAGGAGTCCCACTTGAGGAATACGCTAGAAATGTAGCTGCACTGAATGCGAGGAGTAACTAATGGCTAAAAATGCACTGAACCGTACAGATCGTGAACTTGATACCCGTGAAAAAACGGCCCGAAAGAAGGCTTGGTCAAAGCCGGAGGTTCTACCTTCGCCTAC